GAATACTAATCGACACAGGTCATGGAAGAATGACAATCAGAATAGATTTAGGACAGGGGGAAGAAGAATGACAATCACGCAACTAGAAAAAGAAATACTAAACGCTCTTGATATAGAAATCACAGAACACATGGAAAGGTTTTCGGAACAACAACCGCTAACTGAACTAAGAAGTTTTATTGTTAAATTATTTGAGGAGATGAGAGATGAGTAGAGATTTAATAATTGATATGCAGATAAGTGTAAATGTATCAAAAGATTATTACGCTAAGTTAACTAATATGTCTGATGAAGAAATAGCAGAACACATAACAAAAGTTTGCTTTAAAAATAACAATAGGTTTCTAATGAATTATCAAATAATGAATGGTGATGCAGATAGGTTCAAACAAACAGATTTGCATGACTGGTTTAACGAACTAAAACAGGCAGATAATTATTATTTGAGGGGGTGTCCGAATGAGTGAAATAACCGACAGCCTAAAACATTTCCTAATGACACAAAGTCTTGAGTTTGAGCAGGCAAGAATACAGGCAACCAAACAAGCTGACGATCTAGGACTAACACAACACGCGCCAAGAATGTATTTCATTCAACAGAGAATGGACGAGCTTCTGGGTGTTTATTCAAGAAATAATTGGGGGAGAAAATTATGAATGAGGTGATAGAAAAAGAACTTAAAATGTACGCTTCTAAATGGTTAGCTGAAAAAATGAATCCTTTAGGGGTTGAAAAAACAGAAGACTGTTTAGATATTGATGAGTCTGTAACTCTATATTATTGTCCTAAAGAAGAAAAGATGGCAAAAGAAATACTTGATTTGTTTGGTTATGAGATTGGCATAGCTGAAGCAGGAGAAGATTGGACTGTCTTTGTAGTTATGCCAGAAGATATAAATGGTCGAACTTACGAGTCTTGGTCATCAGAGGAATTATGTATGAGTAAATACACACCATTTAAGGAACTAGAAAACAATACTTTATCTTGTAGTAATTGTGGCTCGCTTTTAATAGGGGAACAACCCGCAATTGAATTACCTTATTGTGCCGAGTGTCCTGATAAAGACAAGATACAAGAATTATTAATGATAATAACAGATGAACTATGGGATTTTATTCCCGAAGATCATAGAAAAATTGTTGATAGTAATTTAAAACAACTAGGACTATAGGAGAAAGTTATGAGTATTTACTTTGATAATTACATAGAGGAGGTGTCCAAATGAGTGAAAACGAAACCAGTAATGCGTTATTTAATGCTTATGACATACGAAAAACCTTAG